CCCCGCCGCTCCAGCTGTTCGCGCTGATCAGCGCCTTCATTCCGAAGCAGTTGTTCGCGTTCCTTGCCAGCTCAGAACGCCCAAAGTCGGACTCCAGGATGAACTGAGCCATGGACACGGACGCAAGGATCCCGGTCTTTTTATAGTCTGCCTCAAAGAGCGGCGCGACCTTGGCAAGGATGCCGGTCTCGGTCATTCCGGCAAGGGACGCGGCCTGAAGGCCGGCAGCCTGCGCGGTCGATCCAGATCCGGATGGGCTTAAAGCCGCGGTGACCTTTGCGGCGACATCGCCCAGGCGGGAATATAACCAGTCGCCCGGACAGGACTTGTTAGCGAACCACCTGTGAACAGTGATGACCATTTCATCGGATTTCGGATTATAACTGATGCTTCTGTCCTTATCTCCGAACCAGATCAGCTTCTTTTTCCCGTTCCGTCTGCAGATGTCCGTACAGAGCTTTATCAGGCTCTGATAGACGTTATCGTTCATCCAGTACGGCTCTGTCTTGTCGGATGCGCACTCGATCGTGACCGCTCTCTGATCGTTCGCGTTGCTGGATGTGCACCAGGAACGGTTGCACTCTTCCACATACATCCCGACGCGCCCGTCGGCCCCGATCGCGTAGTTGCTGGATGCCAGCGTGGTCGACTTTGCAAACCACGCCCCGATATCTTCTATGGACAGCTGTCCAACTATGCAGTGCGGACTGATCCGGTCGATTGTATGTGTGCGCTGTCCCGAGTGATTCGGGGACAGCTTTGTATATGCTACCAATGGACTGTTTGTATATACCATAAACACTCCCCTCTTTTGAAATTCCGGCGAAAAGTGTGTACAGACTCGCAGATTTTCGCCGGAAAAATGTGTTCTGGTCTTTCTTTTTGGAAGGGCATTTGACTAAACAGGTCAAATGCAGGTCAAAGCAGGTCAAAAGCAAGCTTGTTTTTTGTGCCGTCTTTTCCCGCACGGAAAATATACGTGCGGAAATACGTGTGAAATTCTTAAAAAAGCTCTCCCAAAGCTTGTTCAAAGCTTGCTCAGTTCTTGCGAAATTCGTGCGAATGCGTGCGAATTGCGTGCGAAATTCGTGTGAAGTTCTCACGAAGTGCCCGCGTCAGTCCCTCCACATCACATCATCCGCATACCGCCCCACCTCGCGCACAATCAGCGCCGTAAGGCCGATGATGGCAAGACAAAGCAGCGCGGCAACGGCCTTTATCATCCGTCCACCTCCGGCAGGCCCGCAACGCTGGTAAGCAGTGACAGAATCCCCGCCAGAATGGACGCCGACAGCACCATCGGCCATTTGACCTCATCCAGCACAGCCGCAGACCCAATGGTTGCAACTGCTGTCTGTGCCATGGTTTTAATGGCGCGGATACCTGCCGCGTGTACCCATGTTCTTTTAATCATGTTCGCCGCCTCCTTCCGGTTCCTCTCTCATCTTAATGAGTTTGTTATACAGTTCCGTGACCACGTCGTTACCACCTAATCTGTGATATGCCTGGTATGCCTTTTTAAGGCTCTCTTTGGCGTATATCGGGCAGTATCCGCGATCCTGGTATTTATTATAGCTTGATACAATCGACTCCCTCAGAAGGGCTTCCACGCCGTCTGAGAGGGCCTTTTCCTTTGCCTTGTCCGCGTCCCTTGTGGAACGCGCCTTGTTGATGGTGTACGTCGCGCATCCCAGCAGGATGCCCGACAGAAGGTTAAGTGCATACGGCAGTATTTTTAAGATTACGTCCATTGGCTGTTATGTCCTTTCCGTATGGAAATGTTATGTTGGGTTATGTTGGATAGGGAACCGGATCAATGCCGTGCCCGGTCAGGCGTCTGCATGACTGCCGTCCTCCAGCGCGGCGTTGATGCAGTCTGTCAGGTATGAGACACCGCCGATGACCGTGATTGGCATAGGCGGTTTGTCCGCGCTGGCGTTGAGCAACAGTATTTTCGATGATTTAACTTCCCTGCCGGTATCGCGGAGTGTAACGATTTCGTCCTCCATCATAAGGTATACATCAGTAGGCCTTACGGCTGTCTTTCTGACCGTAATCAGGCCGTTTTCATCAGCTTCTATTGCATCAAAAATAACCAGTTTCATAATCCGGCTCTCCTCTCATAGTAAAAAATCAATATCCCGCCGTCCCCATACATCCCCGCCCCGGAGTGATGGATGGGCGGGGATGGGGGGATGCGTGTGTGGTTAGTTGGTGCAGAAACCTAGGGCGATACCAATGACGGTAGACGCATACTTGTAATCACTGGCTCCCGAACTGTTCACAGCCAAGAAATATTCACTACTATTCACTGATCGTAACCACCACGATCTCGAAGTCGTGGTATTAACGCTTTTCTTGATTCGTTTGCCTGCGCTTGTAAACCATTGACTATAAACCGCTCCGACAGTCTCAATCCCAGATATATTAGATGTATTGAAAATCTCATGACTACTCGGAATCCATACGTCATCTGTGGTTGTCTGGCCATTGACAACTCTTTTACCATTGCTATAAATAGATGATACCTTGCTTACTTCCACAATGCCATTCCTGACAGTTTCCGGGATAAGCGGTTTAATGGTGGTCTTTAAATAGCTTCTCATTTCACTGACTTCCCAACCACCAGAGGTTGTCCGTGTACTGTTCATGCTGTGTATAGAATTTAACAAATTTTTACTAATCCACGTTATCCCCGCCTTGCCTGTCCCGTCTGCCTTGTCATCTTCATCAAAGGCTACGATCTCCATCAGCACCTTGCCCTCAGTACCTAAGTCAATATACTTTGTATCGCCAATGGAATAATCGGTAGCATAATTCTGGTTTGCAAGTATGGTTTCCCACGAATCTGTTATTGTCTCTTTCTCTAGACCAAGGCAGAAACCAAAACAGGCTCCAACAGGTGAGCCAGAATCGGTTAACGTTCCAGCAGTGGAAACGTTATGATATGCTTTACTTGTATACCTTGTTCTTGTCCGCCACACGCCCGGTACATCCTGCCTGTTTTTGATTCTGCTCGCATCATCCTTAAATATATTAATATAGCTAACACCAGAGGTTTCTCGATAGTAGGGGCCTGTTACGCGTTCAAACACCTCCCGAACACTAGGCGTCCATATTTCGGCATTACTGATCAGGGTCTGGTGCGTATAATTAGAATAGTTTCCGTAAGTTTTTCTAACCTTTTGGAGTCTCAGCCTTACGTTACTCGGCATCGCCGGTAAAATATCGTTTGCAAAGTTTGGAGACGCACTATTTGTCAATTCCATTCCAATAAACGTCAGCGGCGCATACCCTGTACCATCTGACAGTTCATCCACGTCCATGCCGACAATCTGCATGTTGATGATACCTTCATCACCAAGGTCAAGCGGTTTACACTGTCCCAGCTTATACTTAGTCGAGTATGTACCAGCATCGATGCTGGCGATGATCTGATCCCATGTATCCGTGATCTCCGATACATCGATAGCAGACTCAAACGCCGCATACACCGTTGTGCTGGCCTGTATATTCGTCAATACTGCATTAGCAGTATGGCTATTTGCCGCTGTCGCCCATCCTAAAAATGCCAACGATGCATCTTCAGAGCTGGTGGGCGTTGTGCCGCCGTAGGTGGCTGTACCGCCCTCAAAGACTCTCTGCGTGTCAAGTGTGGTACTTCCAGTGTCATTTTTAAAGGTCACGGTGTACACAGGCTTATACTGTGCTGTGTATGTGGTATCCCCGGTGATGGCTACTGTCGGATCAGGGAGCCATCCTGTGCTCTCCTGGCCGTCATAGGTGGGGACAGTGCCGTTATAGGTCGGCACTGTCCCGAAAGGGACGTCCGTATCAACCTCCAGCTCGGTTCCGTCTGTATTATTCCACGTCACGGTGTATGTTCTGAGTGTCCGGCTGTACGCCGCGTATATGGTGCGGTCTGCGATGACGTCCGTCAGCGCGTCAGCGTCCGCGGTTTCTGCGTCCATGGTCTTGCTCCAGCCAACGAACGTATATTCGTACTGCTCAGTTGCCGCCCTTGCAGGCCCCGCGGGAGCAGTGCCCTGCATTACGCCATCATAGCACTCGTTTGTGGCGATGGTCTCTGAGCCGTCGTAGTTGGCGAAGGTCAGATAGCTGGTGGTGTGGTCTGCGATGACGGCGACGTCCTGATAGCGGGCATTATATGCGGCGATCTGAGCGCCGGTCAGGGACGCTGTATGGATCGTGCCGGACAGCTGCGCTTTGTCGGTGTTGTTGCCGTACTCATCAAGGCCGCGCATTGCGTCAAACTGGTCAAAGATTTCGTCAATCTCGTCCGCGTTCGCTGCCTCCCAGTAGAATCCGATCAGGCGCACGCGGGCGCTTGCGGTCATGGACATCAGGATTGACTTGCTGTCAACCGTGGTTCCGATATTCTCCAGTCTGAGCGATGTGAGGCTACTGTAGGACGGCATGACAAGCTCCGTCAGCGTCTTGTGGTTGC